TCTTTTGTAAGTCCAACTAATAAAGTATGTTCTTCACAGGTAGGGCATTTACCTGGAACAACTTCTGCTTTAAATTTAAAAAATTTTGTCATTTTATTATCCTTATAATTCTTTTTCTATCTTGGTAGACCTCTGTTTCTGCTTCTACCTTTTTACATTTAAAGACTACCCGCTCTGGATTTACTTCTTGTTTAGCTACGCGCTTTGAATAAAGACACGCTTGTAAAGAATCTTTGTAAACGTGTTCTATCATTTTTCCGTTTAATTCTAATATTAATGCAAATACAATCTCTATCATTGGTGACCATTTCCATTTCTAATTAATTTTTCTACGTCCTCCGTGAGTTTCTTCGTTCGCTCTTGTAAAAATTCTATGTTAACAGCATTGTTTCTCATACTCTTAACTTCTACCTCTAATTCGTCTAATAATCCTGCGATATGTTCTACCAACATAAAAAGCTCCGCCTCCCCTGAAGACTGACCAAGTTCTCCACGCGGGTATTTAATTCTAAACTCTGTGTTGTGTTGTAAATCTTTTTCAAACAATTCTAATTTTGTTGAGTGTTGGTTTAACTTTTCATTAATTCCAAAGTAAGCCCAGGTCCCAATTGCAACGAGCGCTATCAAAGACGCAACCGTCTTCATTGGCATCTGCACTTTTGCCTCTTCTGATATTGTTAAAGGTTTTTTACTCATCTATAGGTTTTGGTTTTGGTAGTATATACCCATCTGGCGGCATTTTCAATGTGCTGTTATTGTTATCCAAAGTCTTAGATTCTGGATTTTCTTTGATATAATCTTCTTTTAATTCATCCCAAAGACTGCCTGTTGGCATAGACTCTATCTCATCAGCCTGCGGTACAACACCTCTACATTTTGATACTAACAATGCAAAGTTTTCATTATGTGCAAGACTTGGGTTTCTATTCACCTTGTTACACATTTTCATTAATTCAAGTTGTTGTTTTAATTGTGCGTTTTCTTTTGATGTTTTACAATCTGTTCCTAAATATTTTCTAAATGATAATCTTAATTCTTGAGAGTTACTTTCGTTCCAACTGTTATCATAGTTGTCATAATCGTAATCACGATTAGATACAGACACATCTACCTCACCACACCGAGCACTACCGTCGTTAAGATATTCGTTTCTAGGATATGCAGGACCAGCACACAGAGCTAGTAGAGTTATCATTACAATTAATATTGCTGTAAAATAATAATTCATCCTGGCACTCTCCATAATTCATCCTAATAATTTATTTCTCTGTTTAAATCTTTAATGTCGTATTCCATTTGTCTAACCTTATCAGCTAGAACTTCATATAAGTTTTCAGCCATCTCCCAAGTACCTTCGGCTCTCTCTAGTTTTGCAATAACTGTATTAACATTGTCAGTTAATACTTTCATATCTCTACGAATGTTTTCTACATCCATAGTTTTTAATTCTTGTATTTCTGCTTGATTGGCGTTGATAGTATCTGTTAAATTAACAATGTATTTTACACCTGTGAATGTTCCGACTAGCACTGACGCTACAACAGGAACCATAACTATATTTTTCTTTAATAGATCTACTAAATTCATAAGGCATAAAGTCCTATACTATAAAAGGATTGCTCCAATTCCAAATGCAACAACAGCTATAATAATTTCTTTTCTATTATGCAGTTGCCAAATCATAAATTTTTCTTTGTATTTATTTATCATTGTCTTCCTCCAAGTTTTTCAGCTTATAATCATAACTACCTTGTTCGTGTTCGTCAGTGATCCATTTAGCTGAATTTTCCACAGAGTATATTTTACTAGTTACTAATCTATTAATCAAGGTTTTGTTTGGGTCCACTCCCATAGAAGGATCATAAATTTTTAATCTATTATTAGGCTGTATTGCATAGTTTCCATCTTCTAATTCAATAACGTGGCCACATTTATGTTGATCTGGTTTCTCTGCATATCCAAAATTTAATTCATTAAAATCTCCTGCACACCAATCTATTGTAAATAAATACTTGCCTCTTCTTTTTACTTTACGTCTGGATGTGTATTCCATTGTACATCCTGCAATTTCATAAAAAGTTGTAACACTTACGTTGTAACTAAAACTATCCCACATAACTACTTCATCAAGTGGCAGCTCTTTTACTCCAGGTTTAGTGCAGAATGCAGTGATAGGAGCTCTCCACCACAGGCCACCATCTTCCATTAAAAAATGAAACAAAGGTACTCTGTTTGGTATGGAACTAAAACCAAAGACTCCAACTTCAAAATATTTATCGTGTGAATCTTTTTGATCTCTAAGATAATTACCTCTGACGTAACATTCTATTATTGGTATGTTTGCATTTAAATATGCCATTATTTAATTTCACCCCA